ATTGTGCCTAAATACCACCCCACTGTGAAGTCTCCCTTCACTCTAATAAACACATAAGAATCACACTTCTGACTAATATTATACTTTGCTACGCTACAATCATATTCAGGTAGGGGTGTAACAGAAGTTTGTTTAGTCTTTACGTCTACTTTTTCTCCATTAGGAAGAACAATATCATATTCATAGGTGTTTTGCCATGTTCCTCCTAAATGAGAAAGGGCTATTTGTTCTCCTAGAAATCCTACTAAATTGCCTTTTCCTTTTAGAATGGAATTATTTAATTGTCCTAATTCTTTTGCCTTAATTCTAGCTGCATCAAGCATACTTAAAGAGATATTAATTTCTTCCATGCTAATACCTTTCTAAAATAAGAGAAAGAGAAGGTCGCAATAACCTTCCCTCTATTTAGGTAGACTATATATAGCGCTCGTGAAAAGTCTTTGTAGGATCACATTTCTCTACATCTATATAATTCACCAAAGGTTTCATTTTAGCTCTACTAACCTTAGATGGTTCTTCACTCAACTGTTCTCCCCAACACGCGTGTTTAAAATCACAAAATCTACATTCTACACCAAGAACGTAACTACCTGTTTCCTTTCCATAAAAAGTTTCTTTAACAGGTTTGTAACACCTTTTAAAAGTGTTGTCTTTCAATGTCTTAACTGTTGCTGTTAATTTTTTTAATACCTCCTCTGTATTGCTGGTGTATTTAACATACTTAAATTCTCCAGACGAATGATTGATGACCCACCATCCTCCCGGTTCAACATTTTTACCTGTAGCATAAATAGCAAGTTGTCCTACATAACCAAAGGGATCACTTTTTTCTATGGTTTCCCCATCAATCCATTTATTTTTAAAACTCCACGGACTAGCTGATTTAATATCATCTACTTTATTGTCAAGTACTAAATCATACTCACCAGATACTTTTTCACCAGCTAATGTAGTCTCTATTCTTTCCGGCTGTTCAAAGGTAGCTCCCGCTTCTTTTAAGACACCCTTAAATACTGCTTCTGTTATATCTCCAATCATCATTCTTAACAGAAAATTGGAAGAAGGAAGAGCAGCAGTCTCCGGTCTATTTTTTTGAAACCAAAGTTGACAAGCCGCCTTACCAACATTGCTTGCCCGTAAACGAAAATCTTTTTTACTATCTCTCGTTTTAAATTGTCTACGGACTGCCTGTTCTACATGCTTTGCAATGCCTTTTATGTTTTCCTCCGACATTGTGGCGGCACCCTTACGAACTGCACTTAAATAAGAATGAACAAGAAGTTCAGCGGGGTGTTCCAGTTCCATGTTATTAGTTAACCTCAACTGTTACGAAAGCATCAATTACCTTCTCTTCTTGAGCAGTAAAAGTGGTATTGGTAGCCTTCTGTTCATACGCTTCTTTAATATACTTATTATAATTATCAACCCAAGTTGAAAATTTCATGAGCATATCGTTGTCTTCTGGTTGTTTAAGCGTAACTTCCTTAGAAAGATGAACTGTAGCAATCGGCTGGTATAACATATTACCGTTCATCATTGGTGAGCCTTCTGTACTGAGATTAATTTCGTGTTGAGGAAATAGGCGACCTGCATTTCTGTATTTAGCAAGAGCTTCTCCCATGAGTTTAAAGGCTGTGTTATTTTCAATTTCCCAAATGACAGGAATAATCCTACCATCAGCAGGTACAGCCTCTCCTGCCTCGTTTACAGCGGTATTTTCGTCAAGAGTAATTGTCCCAAATATAGCTCTGACTCGCTTAACTGAGGTAATCAATTTTCGAGTGGTTTCAGGAACTTCCTTCCAGTCTTTAATGAATCCAGAAGGACGACCACAATTAAATCCTCCATCATCATCCACAAGGTCTTCTGAATTAAACTTTTTATAGTCATTAGTAAACACTGACTTTACATACCTACCTTTTCGCCCTTTAGGATCGGGAGTAGAGAATGGCAACCATCTGTTATACCTGTATCTCTGTAGAAAAGGTCGCAAAGACAGTTTTTCACAGTACTTGAAATTTCCTGTACCATCATCAAGACGAAATGTACCTTCGGGAACCACCTGCATCTGTCTCTTTTTCCCGTTCTTTTCTATCGTTCCCATAGTCGCCTTATTCCAGATACGCAAACGGCATAACGAATCTGAAGAGCGAGAAGGGGTTCCTGAGTTATCTGGTATTCCCATCGCCGCTGCCACCATAGCATAATTAGCAGTATCAATGGTTACTACTTGTGTATTCATAAATATTCCTTTCTCTAGGCTTAAAAGATTGCCCCATTATATCCAGCAGCACGAAAAAGTCAAGCGTATTCTTTGACCTCCATCCAGTTATCTCCTACTTTATAATCGAGAGTAAAGGGCACATCAAAGTCAACTTCAAATTTGGTTAAAAACGTGTCTCTAAGCTGTTGTTCTGTTTGTTTAATACACTTTATAACAAGTTCTTCTTCTTCGGGATAGGTATCTATCACAATACTATCGTGGACACTGTTTACAATAATGCTTTTAAGCTTATTTTTTCTCATACTTTTTTCTACCATAAGCAAAGTCAGTTGTACAATATCAGTCGAAATTGACTGCACTGGATAGTTTTTAATAGCTGTAAAATAAGTGATACCCCCATTCGCCCTACGCTCCGCAGAGGGAAAAGAAAACTGCCTACCCGTTGGTGTAGTGACCATTCCTGTAGACATAACTTCATTGGCGAGTGTAGTATGCCATTTCGCTATTCCATTATATTTTTCTGTAAATTCTTTGTAATACGCCGCCTCTGCCTTAGTTCGGCCAAATCCTGTTGCGCCGAATAGAGGAGCGAATGTGTGTGCTTTAGCTTCCTGTCGAGAAGTGCTTTGTCCCGCCGCACTAATTACATCTGCAGTATAACTATGAACATCAAACCCTGTTGAAATTTCTGTTTTTGCTACTTTATCTTGACTTAAAAAGGCTGCAGCCCGAAACTCCAGTTGAGCAAAGTCTGCCTCGATAATGCGCCCGTTACTCCAACGAGATTTGAATACGCGCTTAATAGGAAAAGTACCACCACGAGGCATATTCTGCAAATTAGGAGAATCAGACGCCAGTCTACCAGTTGAGGTTCTATGTTGTACCAACCTCACATGAAGCAAGTTATCTTTCTTTATAAAGGTTTCAATACCTTCAACGAAAGAAGATAAATAAGTATCAAGAGCAGATAATCGTCGGACTTTATAAAGAAAAGCTTGAACTTCTTTCATGCCCCGCCGCTTGGCAGTTTCTTCAAGTAATTCTATGTTCAATTTATTCGTGCTAAACCCATGATTAGCTGTCCAACTTGCTGAAGGAGCAGAAAACTTTAGTCCCGCAATCTGTTTACGAGGCAAGTATAAGACTCCCGTATGATTACAGACCCTACATACTCTCTTTGCTTTTCCTACTGTGCCATCTTTCTTTATGACCAGATTATAACCCCTTCCGAAGCAATCTTTACATTGAATTGCAGTAGTTTTATACACAACATTTGAATGTTTTTCAACGGCAGAATCAAACTCTGCCTTCTTCATATATTTAGAAAAGTTGTCTGCCCACGTAGCTTTATCTTGTGGTTTTCTACTGTACACAACCATACTTAATTGTTCTGGAGAAGCTAAATTAATAGGCGTATCCCCCATTAACTCAGAGACATGAGATTTTAATGATTGTTTAATTTCTCGTTGTTCTTTTTCAAATTCGTATTTAACTTGTCGGAGGCTATTTTTATCTACTGAAAATCCACGACAATATATTTTCGACAGTAACACACACAACTCATTTGTATGTTCAATTATATTTTGAAGAGGAGCGTAGTCTGTACTAAACATTTTTTTACGCAACCGCCCCGCTAATTCCTGCGTAGCTTTAACATCAGTAAGACAATACTCTTGTAGCTCATCCCCATCTATTTCATCTACTGATTTTCCCTTGTTTAATTGTACTTTTAATGTATCCAGTTTTTGATTATCGAGTTCGTAGCGTTCAGCAATAGCTTCCAAGGACAAAGGCTGTTTGACGGCTCTTTGAAATAGGTATTCCACAAGCATAGTATCAAACACAGGACCATCATACACAAATCCCGTATCCCATAACCAAATTAATTCATGTTGTGCATTATGACAAATT